TGGATACTAGTTGCGAAAATAAACACATTACAAAATTACTTGGGAAACAAGAAGGTAATGTATGATGTACTTAGCAATGATCCGCGTTCATTTGATTTTTTACCACTAACAGCAACATTTAATGTAGTTGATCCAAATTTTAGAGAGCTTGTTAAGTATGCTATGACATATTCAAAATATAAGAAAACGTGGATATTAAAACCGGCACTTGGGCTTCAGGGTCAGGATATATTAATTTCAAGTGATCCTATGGAAGTTATAAAATATATTGATACCCATATTCAATATACTGATTGGGTATTATCTGAGTATATAGATAATCCATTTTTACTTAAGATTAACGGAAGAAGTAGTTCAGGTGCTGTATTTAATGACTCCATTGGTAGAAAAACACATATTAGAATATATGTACTTATAACAAAGATAGATAATAAATTTAATATATATTTATACAAAGATAATTTGATATTTAGTGCTGTTAAGGAATATTCAGGTGAAAACATTACAGATAAATTTTCAAATTTAACAAACTTACATTTGGGAAGTATGTATTATGACAATGTATTGAAATTGGATGGAACACAAGCATACAAAGATTTATCATTCCCATTAAAGCAAACGGTAAATAAAATATTTGGTAAAGAATTTTATTCAGAAGTTGTTTTTCCACAGATTAAAAAGATTCTTTTAATCATTTTAGAAAATTCTGTAAATTATTTAAAATGTGAAAAAATGAATCAGGGAACGAGAGGTTGTTTTCAATATATAGCAATAGATATAATGCCTGATGTAAATTTTCATTTACATCTGTTGGAAATAAACGGTAGTCCAGGACTTAATGCTCCATTTTATCATTGGAAGAATCTTGATAATTTTGCTGAATCTATTTTAAATAGAACAAGTGATTTGATTACTAAGAATTCAAGTAATAAAAATAAATTTGGAGGAAAAGGGTTTATTTTAATAAAATAAAAAAAAAGAATTAATTAATTAATGAAATGAATAGGGAAACAACAAAGGTACCAGTTTTAGTTAATCCAGAATATATTAAGAAAAATATTAAGAAAGAATCATTTGAAAAAAAAATTAGAAAGTATGTATCACTTGATTTTGTAATTTTATTATTTTTTTTAGTATTTCTTATATTCTTTCTTATAAATTGTAGAGATGGTATATTTAAAAATATAGACCTAGATCCAATTCCATATACATTTTCCAAACTCTAGTAATTTATTTTAATCGTTTAATTTATTAAAATAATAAAATAATAATAATTACTTAATTAATCAATCTTTTAATTACTTATTAATTTTAAATGGAAACGGAGGAAGTTGGTGGTACTAAAATTAAAAGAAGACAGCCACCACAAGGTCAGATGAACCCAAATCAAGGAATTCCACAAGTTCAAATGAATCAAATGAATGACCAAATGCCTCCCCAGATACCAATGAACCAAGGTCCTCAGCAAATGATGCAAATGAACCAGGGACCAACACCTGAACAAGTTATGATGTTACAGCAGATGCAGCAACAGAATGGAAATGGTATGGGAAGAAGACAAGAAGGAGGGTTCCATATGGGAAGTACAAAAAGTAAATTTGGAAATCTTGGCAATGATACGTCATTTAGATATTCATTATTAGTTATGTTAATATTTGTTATTCTCAACAGTAAGATAGTATGGAGACAATTATCTAAGTTTCCATTTATGGGAACAGTTGAGCCAAGTATTATTGCTTTGATAGCTAATTCAATATTAGCAGGAGTTATATTTTATTTAATTAGTAAACTTTTGAAAAAAGATTAATTTTAAAGTATTTAAAGTATTAAATTAAAATGAATTAATTCGATAAATTAAATGGAATCTAAGGAAACATTGATAAAAACAAAGTTATTAGAATTTTATAAAAATAAAGAAAATTTAAATATTCTTCTTCCAATAATTTTACAAAAAACAAGGTTATCATTAAGATCACTTGATTGGTTTGTAACAAATTATTGTAAAAAAAATAATATAAATTACTTGTTATTAAAAGATAATAACTTAGTTACATATTTTCCATATAAGTCATATAAGTCCCAATTAAAAGCATATTCTAAAAAATTTTGTGATCCATTTTGTAGAAGAGAACGTGTTATTTTTGATTATAAAAACAATGTTATTTTAGAATATTCAAATAATTTGAGTATTAATTTGGAGCACAATGATTATATTATAACAACGTTGGGACAATTAAACTTTTTTAAATTTGCTATAAAAGATTCTATAATAAAATATGCTATAGAAAACATAAATGATATAGAAAAGGATATGAACACTACATTAAAGTCCAGAGATTCTGAAAGAAAATTTATGGAAGTGGAAAAAATTAAGAGAAAGGAGTTATCTGTGCCTGGTAACAAGAGTATTCATATTACAAGAGTAAGTGCTGTTATAAAATTTATTTAAATTATTAATATTCTTTTTAAAAAATAAAAGAATATTAAAAAATAAAAGTTAGTTAATTAATAAGGTGGTAATTGGGAATCGAGAGGGACGTGTGGAATTGATGAATAAGTTTCAATTACTTCCACCACTTAGGAAATGGGTTATTACAAACAAATACTTCATAAAAACAAGTGATACAAAAGAAAACAAGTCAAAGGCAACACATTTTTTATTAGATGGAGGTCTTTGGAAGATACCACAAACTGAGTATCAAACTTTTTTAAAATTATTATCGACAGATTTACAAAATGGAATATATTACTATATTTCAGAAAATCGTTCAGATATTTTCAGATTTGTATGTGATTTAGACTTTTACGACGACTCTGAAATTACTTTAAAACAAATTGAACGTGTTGTTACTAAAATACAGGAAGTTATTACTGAATATTATGGTATCCATACTGTTATTATATGTGGAACTAATTCTAAAAAAACACAGATAGATTCAGTTGAATATACAAAAACAGGATTTCATTTGGTTTGGCCAAAGATATGGATTACAGTTGAAAAAGCCAAGGAATTAAGGCTTAAAATTATAACAAAGTTAACAAATCATTTTGGCCAAAGAGAATTGATAAATACGTGGGAAGATGTTGTAGACTTGGCTATTTATGAAGATAATGGACTTAGGATGATTGGTTGTAGAAAAATGGCGAAGTGTAAGATATGTAAGGGAAAACAAAAGGAATGTGAAAAATGTAATGGTACAGGTAGAGTAGATGAAGGAAGAGTTTATAAACCGGTAAGTATTCTAGATTCTTCGAATGAAGAATATTTCAAAAGTATACAATATGATTACTACGTGATGTTGCTTGAAACGTCTATTTATAATTATTGTTCTTTTGATGAGACTAAGTGTATTAAGGAATTGCCTATTACAATAACAGATACTAAAACAAAGACTCGGAAGATGACTCAAAAATCAGTTGATTCCTCGAGTGAATGTAAAACAAAAATTGAAAATTTTATAAGAAAGAATTTTAAACAAAATTATTCAAAGGTAACTATTAAGAAGCTTACAAAAACCGATGACTTCAATTATTTTGTTGAAACTGATGATAACTTTTGTATGAATGTAAATAGAAATCATACATCATCGGGAATATATTTCCAGATTAAAAGGTCTGGTATTAGCCAGAGATGTTTTTGTAAGAAACAAACTACTGAAGGACGTATTACAGGAGTTTGTAAAGAATACTCGTCGAAAGAAGTACCATTAAGTAAGTGTTTAGAAACATTTTTATTTGGAAGTAACCCTAAACAAAACAAGAAGAAAAATATAATTAATTTCAGTATTATTGATTCTAGTAATAAATTGAATAACTGTAAACAAATATTATTTCAACTTGAAAAACAGATTCTTAACAAATGAATTACTTATTCCAAAAAAAAATTAAAAGATTAATTAATTTAATAATTTGTGTTATTAATTAATTAACTAATCTTTTAATTCATTAATGAATAACCCTGATTACGATTATTCAGTACAAGATGCTATACAGCGTTTATCAGAGTTGGGTGTAGACATTGATACAGATTATTATAAAATACCTATAGAAAATACAGACTTAGTAAAGATAGAACAAGAAATACCTAAAAAAACTAAAGTAGTTAGTAAACATACTATTATAATTGATTCAAGACAACGCGATTATTCAATATATCCTACACCCAATAATTATCTTATTAATTTGGTCGATCCTCATAGGAATGTAGAAAGAATTGAATTAATTGCGGCAATGTTACCAAAAACAGAGTACAATATTAATTCTGAGAACAATTTACTCGTAGTTACCGTTGGAACAGTTACTAAACCAGTATATTTAACAGAAGGACAGTACCTGATAGGATCTAATGTTTATGGAGATCCAAATTTTTTAGCAAATGGTACTAACACCCAAATGTGGGGTCTTATCGGAGAAGTAAAAAGAGCATTGAATGTTTCATTCGCACCGATTAATTTTGATGTATTTTTAGTAACTGCTCCTTCACCGAATGATCCAGTCTATCCAAGTAGTGGTACTGGTAGAAATTCATCGGTTCTTAATAGAATAGCTATTACATGTAGTTCACCCTTTTTAATAGACTTTACAAATAATAATTATAAAAATGGAAGTCCATTTAGAGTTCTTGGATATCAGAAACAAATTTATATTTCTAATACTACAAATTATATATATGGATCAAGTAATTCAGGATTATGTAGTACAAGTAATTTAGAAATTGATGCTCCATACCAGATAACAACGAACAGTATTTTATCTGAGTATGATTATAATATGTTGGATGATCCAAACTATATTATTATGGAACTTGAATTTGGAAATAAAGTAGGTGAGCGTGTAGAAAGTACAGATATTGCTACAAATAGGAAATTTGCTGTTGTTATATATGATGCCAATGAAGCAGATAACATTCAAACATATAATAGTAACGATTCAACAAGTAATGTTAAAATACAAGTTGATCGTCGTCCAGGTAGATTAAAGGCGTTGAAAGGGTCCGACTTCGATAAGAAGATATTAATATTCTCTCCACCAATTACTTTAGATAATTTTAAAATATCTTTTTACAAGTATGACAATACTTATTACAATTTCCATAACAGAGAACATATGTTAACATTTGAAGTAGATGTTGCTGATTTTGACCCAAGTTATAGATATTAAAGCTAACTGCTTTAATTATTAAATACGAATTGCTTTAATTATTAAATACGAATTGTTTTACAAATTTTACAAAAATAATAATTACTTAAGTAATTGAGTAATTAAGTAATTAATTACATTTAAAATGAATACAGATTTTTGCAATGGAAAGGCCTGTAAAGTTGAGTCTGAAAAACTTAAAGAAAAAATATTAAAAGAGTGTGAATTATTATTAGAAATAAACTTACAAAAAGGGTATTTTCCTGGATCTCAACCAGTCGCAGTAGAGAAAAAAGACTTTGAAGTACTCAAAGAAAAAAAATATGTGGTATGTGAAAAAAGTGATGGTGAACGTGGAATACTTATTCTTATAAATATAGATAACAAGCCGATGTGTTTTATAATTAAAAGAAACAATGAAATATTATTTCTTCAATTGTCTTTTAAAAAAGAAGTCTTTGAAGGAAGTATATTTGATGGAGAAATAATAAAAACAAAAAAAGGAGATTGGAATTATTTAATTCACGATTGTATGGTTTATAATTCTACAAATTTTATGAAAATAAATCACAATCTTAGATATGCTGCTATATTGGATTTAATAACAAAACGATATGTAAACAAAGAAAATGATGTTTTTAATATTAAAACAAAATTATTTTATCCATATATTCCTAATGAAACCGATAAAAAAGGTATTTCTAAGACTTGGGAGCATATTTCTAAAACAACTGAAAATAAAATAGATGGTCTTATATTTACTCCTGTAAATGAACCCATTATACTTGGGAGACAACTTTCCCTCTTTAAATGGAAAGAAACAAGTGATAACACAATTGATTTATTGGTTAAGAAAGTAAAGAAAGATTTAGTTTTATACTATTACAAAAATGGTAATAATGTTTCATTCAGAAATATTAGTACTAAAGACATTAATCACGAATTAATTATGGACTTCCTTATTTCAAATAATGTGTCGGAATCCTTAACAAATGGAATTATTATAGAATTTAAATATTCTTCTGAACCTGAAGAACTATTTACACCCTATAGGATTAGAGATGATAAAGATAAACCAAATGGTGAAATTACTGTTAAAAATACTCTAAAAAATATAGAAGAAGACATTTCTATTGAAGATTTTGTTTAATTTTTATTAATTAATTTAGTAATTTAGTATTTTAGTATTTTAGTATTTGCGCACTTTGCGCTTTAACATTTTGTGGCACTTGGCGAGTGCCTTTTTAAGTCCCTTCTTGGTCTTTGGTACTTTCTTGCTCTTGCGAGACACACGGCGGCGCTTGCCGAAAGATGTCTTTCCAGCAGGGGGCTTCTCATATGCTGGGAGAATTACCTGATCCTCAGCTGCCTTTTCCATTGGGTTGAAAACCTTGCATGGAGATGGGAATAGTCCAGTGCTGGTTGCTCCTAGCACACCACCCATACCGCTGGGGCAGAACTCATAGCCCATGGATGCGTTAAGGGGAGGGTTGCCGCCGTTTCCGAAGCGGGAACGTCTCACTGCGCAGTGGCGGCGGTAGAAAGCCTTGAAAGCCTTCATTGCTGCCACCTTGCTCATCTTGGGGCTCTTGCGACGCTTGCCGAACTCCATACCACCGAAGTTCTGGCCACCGAAGGAGATGTTGCGACCAAAGCTCATTGCTCCCATGGTCATAGGTGCGGAGTACATTCCACCACAAGATGCTCCGAAGCGAGAGCGGCGACCGAAGTTCGTCGTCTCGAATGGTGAGCCGATGCGATAGATGCGAGACATCGATCTCGGGCGGCGAGCACCGAACTCCATGCCACCCATGCGAGAGCGCACACGCTTAACGCGACGGGATCCCTTGCGTGTCTTCTTAGCGGCTTTCTTCTTTGCGAGAAGTTTCTTTCTGAGCATCATCTTCTTCTTCTTAATAATTCTGAGTTTTCGTAGACAAAGTTTCTTGAGCACAGATTTCTTCTTGTACACACGCTTGCCTCCGCGCTTGACGGTGGCCTTTACTCTTAGTCTTTTACATACCTTGAGTAACTTGGCTGGGGGCTTAGAACCCTTTTTGGATGACTTTCTAACTGAACGACGTTTTTTGCCGAATGAGAAGAGCATTTTGATTTTATTGTTAATATTACCGGAGAATTTTTTTTTAGAAGAATTAATTTAATTAATTAAATTAAATAAATAAAGGTTTTTTAATTTTTTTGTTAAATTCTATATTTTCTTTTGAATATTCCTCATTCTTAATAAATAAACTCCTAGCATTTAAATAATTAAAATTATCGGGAATTTGATAATTTTTACCTGAATTAACTATACCTTCTATACTACTGAATTCCTTTATTAATTTTAACGCAGTCACTGGACCAACTTTTGGGATTGTACAAGTATAATCACATCCACATAGTATACAAAAGTCTATAAATTGACTATATGTAAGTTCCATTTCAGAAAGTACTAACTCTAAGTCTACCAATAAAAATTTATTCTTAACCTTTGGAATATTAAATAATACTTTTTTTGCTCCAAAAGTTAAAGAATCTGTATCCTCTGTTAAAACATAATCTACAATATCGTTTTTTTGTAAGAATGAACAGTATTCCTCAGCTTCCCCTATTGCTTTAATAAAATTAACATCCAGGGAAGATAATAGTTCCATAACTTCTTGAGAATGTTTTTTTGTAATTACCAAATTATTCTTTTGTAATTTACTTAGTTCCTTATTAATTTCAATTAATTCTGAACTGGAATCAGTGGATTCGTTTAATTCATTTTCTGGAATTTCAGAATCATCTATGTATTCTTCAAAATTATTAATTAATTCTGAAGATGTATTTTGAATTAATTCATTTTTCTTAATAGTTAATAAATTTATCTTTTCATTTAATTTAGTCTTAATTTCAATTCTCTTATTTAAAGTATCCTGTTTGGCTTCAGGTGGTTTTCCATCAAAAACAAATATAGGATTAATATTATAACTTTTAAACTCTGTAATTAATAAATTGAATCCTTTAATATGGAAATCATCAGAAGAATAAATATATCTATACTTATACAACAAGATACTTGAATCTATCGCAATAGTTGAACCGTTAAGAAAAGTAATATCTACTTCTCTTAACGATTTTTCGGCATGTTTTTTAATAACCTTTTTTAATCCTTGAATACCCATTAATTAATAAATTCTTAATTTTTTATATCATTATTCATCTATAAAAAAGGGTAAATTTTTTATTTTTTTAATTTTTGTTTGTTTCTTAATATTCATACTTATTTTTTCATTTTGTTCAGGTAATTCATCAATAAACATCGGTAATTCTTTAATAACTGAAGATAAATCAAGAGTAAGGCCCTCATCTTGGGAATCATTTTTTCTTTTACTTGGTGTTTTTGAATATTTTGGATGTTTTTCAATACCGATTTCCCTATACTTTAATACGGAATCCCAAAATTCTTTCATCTTACCAACGTTTTCACTAAACCATTCGCGATCTCTATGGACTTCTACGATATTGATTTCATAATCATTATCGGCTTTTCCCGGAACAAATTCTATAAAATGTGCGAGTTCAAGATCACATATTTCAAGATTAAGTAGAACTTGAGAAAGATAATGATGGGGTACTTCTCCATGTACAATTTTACGACGTAATGGACACTTTACTTCTAATAAAATTCCATCGGTTGTAATACCATCGGGAGATCCACCCAACCAACTATATTGGGGATGAATAATAAGACCAAATGAAAGAACCTTTTTATTCTTTATTTCAGAATACTTTTCAATGGCAATATCTTCGTAGTGAGTACCCCAACGAGTAGCAGCATTCCCCACAAATGGTTTTTGAGCACCTCCACATTTATCTATTAGAAGACTATGTGGTTTCTTGTAGCTATTTTCACCAAGAACAGTAGGTATGTCGCTTGCCGTAATAGCATTGTTCCTCTGTTCAAACCATTGAGGCGTTCTTTGTTCGTATTGAGGAATTTTGAGTAATAATGCTACTTTTGGATTCAAATCTGAATTGTTTTCAGAATCCATAATAACTATTATTAGTTAATAATAATTCTTTAAATAATTAATTAATTACTTAATTACATTTTTCTTATACTTCTACCCATTCTTGAGATTCTAGAAATCATTCTACCAAATGATTGAGAATTTGTTGATCCTTTCTTTTTACCAAATACAAAGAATGCTCCTCCTCCAAGAACAAGTAAAACGACGACTATTATAAGGTACATCATCATGTTATTTGACCCAGAATCAACAGGTACATCACTTGGTAGATCAGCTGAAACAACATCTGGGGGTGGAGGGGGTGGAAGAACTGGAGTTGGTGCTTTATAATATTTGTATGTTTTGGCTAAAGTTTTATATTGTGGATCATTAAAAGGTGAATTTAATGTATCTGCTGTAGTATTAGAATTTGGATTAAGATATACATGATAAGCACCGTCATTAAAAATAGCAAAATAAATATTATCACTATTCTTTAAAACTGGTATAGGGTATGGATGACCTGGAAAATTAGTTGATCCTGAGTTTATATTATCAGTAATATATCCAGCAATTACACTAGGCCATGTAGAATTATCACCTTTTAATACACCTCCTGGTGTACCTACGATACCTCCTGAAGCAGAAACAACGCCATCACCAATTAGGATATAGTCTGTCATAATAATTATTAGTAATTAATAATTAAGTAATAATAATTATTATTTTTTTTTAAGAATTAATTAAATTCATTAAATTAATTCACTTTTTGTGCCAGAGCAACGAATAATTCACTTTCGTGCATAGGCACGAATATTTTGAGCAAAAATTGCTCTGCGTCTTATTTTTAGACTCTTACTCTTTTTACCAGCATTTATACACTTTTTAGTAACCTTTTGTTTGGAATTTAAAAGTCCGTGACGTTTACACCATTTTTTAAAAGACCCAATGGTCCCCTTCTTACGCATTTTCTTAACAGCTGTTTGAATAAATTTTACTTTTCTTTTTTTACCAAAACCTGAAGCTGAACTATTAAGTGTTATGAAGTTTTCGTGAAATATTCTTTTAAATTTATCACCAGGTGATGGTGGTTCAAACATTATCATAGACAAACCTATACTTTTTATAACGGAAGTATTACCTTGGGAATCATACACAGCAACATCACCGGGTTTAAATTGAATACCTTTATATTTTATGTAAGAGCTTGGAAATTTACCGTTAAGAATTTCATAATTTAGTCCCGTTTTTGTTACCAAATTAGTTGGAGTAATTTTTTGAGAATAAGTTACAGATGGTCTTCTTGAAGTACTTGGAAAGCTTAAGTTACTTAATGTTTCTTCATTAGGAACTCCGGGCAATCTTCCTACAAACATTGGTGGTATATCAGTTTGACTACCTGAATTAACTGAATTAACTGAATTAACTGAATTCATTGGTAAAGATCCAGAAAGTTTAATATTTTTATCGAAATACTTAACGCATTTTTTCATAAAAAGGTTATAAATCTTTCCATCCTTTTTAATGAGTTTTCCAGTGAGGGGATTAATTTGTTTATTACTTTCTAAGAATTGGACGCACTTTGTTTCAGAAATTCTTAATTTTTTATTTTTACATTTCTTTACAAGACTATTATAAAGTTTTCCCTTTCTTTTAATAGGTCTTCCAGTAGAAGGATTTACGGAACTGTTTTTATTAAATTTCTTACAATCCTTTTTACTTGATTTTTTGCGAGACTTCATTCCAAATTTAAAAGAATACAATGGATTATTAGCAACAGTTAGTGGACTAATAAATTGACTCCCATTTAAAATTGGACTATACGAGGTTAACGGATCTTCATAATACAATGAATGTAATCCAAGTTCTGGAGGTGGGTCAAATCCAGCAACATTTCTAACAGAATAACCTAATGGTGTAGAAATACCTGTAACCATAAACTATTAACAATTACTTATTACTTATTAATTAATAATTAACAAATATTATTAATTAATGAAGAATTAATTTTAATTAAAAATGAATTTTCACAAAAATCAGTCCTCTCTTACCTTTGGAGCTAAACAAAACTGTAGTTTTCCAAGATTAGCTACGTTATATTCAATAACGAGGGGGTAATCCTTTTTAAGAAATATTTCTACAGTACTACATAAATTGGTACTTTTTGTAAAAGAATTTAGGTACTTCAAATCGAATGATTCAGATACGTGTTGATTCTTTTTTGAAAAAATAAGTCCGTTCTGTGCTTCACCTATAATAATTTTCTGTGATGCGAAGTCTCCATTAGATTCAAGTACAAATTTAGAATCTGTACTTGTAATGATTACCTGATTACTTATTATGGCTAGATCTCTACAATACTTTTGTAGATCAACAGAAGGCATAGAAATAACTGAATCATATTGAATATCAGGGATTTCTAGCTTTTCTTCAGAAATATCGAGCATTTTAAGATATGATTCAGTTAATGTATTTTTATCTTTATTATCTATTCTTATACCTAGTTCATTGGGAGTTGAATTTCTAATAAAAAGTGTAAGTACATCATTATTTCCAACAGTTTTTAAAAGTTTGAATAAATAAATCATATTTATTCCGCACATTGTTTTAGAATCACAATGAAATTCTTCAAAATTTTCCTTAATAAGTCTAACATATACCAACGCAACCCTCGCATTATCCATTGTCATAATTTTAAGACCATTTGTATCAAAATATAAATTAATATCTGTAAGAACCTCTTTAAGTGATTCTATTAAAATTTTGATACTGTGGGATTGTACTGTTTTTATATATAAAGTATACTCATTTTTATTCAATAAACTGAATGATGAAACTAAATCATTTGTTTTATTTTCCATAATTAATTAGCGGAATTAATGGAATTAACAAATTAATCTTTAAATATTTTTGGTAAGTTTATTCAATCAAAACATTTGATTTTAATTTTACAATTGAATCGTTTAGAACACATACAATTACCATGTTATCATCTGTATTTAAAGGAATCTTATTATAGTTATAAAACATTACTTCGGGTGTTAATTTATTTTTATTATTTAAAAACATTTTTAAATATTTAGTAACGTATTCATCCTTGATTTTATTTGTTTTCAACGAAGCGCATATAAGTTTATTAAAAACCTTATTAATATGTGTATTCTCTTGTATTTTAAAGTCTTGATGTGATAAAGTATCATTTTCTTTATAAACATTTATAAAAGTTTTATTATTTATTGAATAGTAAAAATACAACACAACTTCACCAAGATGATTAAAAAATGGTAAATCCAGTGTTACTAAATTAATATTGTTTTTATTTTTTAGATCGATAATTTCATTAAAAGAAAGATCAATATTACTGGTACCATTAATTTGTTTTATAAATTCTTTATCGAGTTCTATTTGAATTACATTATTTTCTTTCAAAAAATTCCAATGCGGGTTCATTACTATCTTATTTGTATTTGATTTAAATGATTCATTAAAAAATTCCTGATTTCTTACTTTACAAACAAAATTAACTTTTGTAATTTCTCCATCTTTTGAAACAATTAATTCCTTTTTATTAATGTGTTTTTTTATTCCGTGAATAAGGTTCAAACCATTAAATAATATTCCTTCCAAAACAAATACTATTTTTTCTTTAAATAAAAAACCAACTACAAGACCTGTATAAAAAGGTTTCATTATTAACGGAACTAACAATTATTTTTTTAAATAACTTAATCAATTTATTTATTTAAAGATTAATTTGTTATTTTCATTAATTCCGTTAATTCCATTGTATGGATACTGAAAAAATAAAAAAGAAAAGGGGGAGAAAACCCAAAAATAATCATTTAAATGTTCCCACGGAAAACCCCGTTCCAGTTCTTGAGAAGAAAAAGAGAGGAAGGAAGAAAAAATATGAAATTGAAAATATTGATAAAATCTTAAATAGAGATTTACTAAATAATTTCAATCATAACATTGCTTACAGTGACGATGAGGAACCTGTTAACTTCAATGAAGAAGTTAAACCTATAGAAAAGCATGTTAAGAACATTTCTTTTGGTAATTTAAGTATTACTGTATCTAAAAAAGTAAAGAATGAGGACAATTACAGAAGTAATATAATAAATGAAATAAAGAACCAAGAACAAAATCAAAATCAAAATCAAAATCAAAATAAGTGTACTTTAATTGATGAAAACGAGTATTCAGATGAAGAAAAAGAAGTACCGATAGAAACAATTCTTAATTTAAATCAAGAAAATTTTGAAAAGTACTACAAAGATAATAAAAAGTACGTTACTAATTTTACTGAAAATACAAAAGATCAATCCTTAAAAAGAATAAGAGTTGTTACTACACTTAAAAACTCTATATGTGATTCTGAGTGGCCAGCGAAAACAAATGTATGTTGTTGGTGGTGTTGTCATACATTTGATACAACCCCTTGTACACTTCCATTAAAATATGATTCTCTTAGAAAAAGATATACCTTTACTGGTATATTTTGTTCGTGGAATTGTACAAAGGCGTATAACTTTTATAAAAATGACCATAAGAAGTTTGAAAGATCACAGTTAATATCACTGTTAGTCAAACAATTATATGGAATTACAAGTTGTCTTAACATTAAGACAGCTCCGTATAGAGAATGTTTAAAGATGTTTGGTGGTTATATGAGTATAGATGAATTTAGAGATGGGTTTGCTTCAGTAGATTCATATCATCTAAATCTTATTAATTTTCACTTTATATATCCAGAAGTAACTGAGGTTTGTAACATCAATGTAAAGAGTGATCCCAAAAAATTGTTAAGATTATCTAGAAAATAATTCTTTTAATTCTTTAGAACAAGAGTTATTCCCAAATATATCATCATAGCAACAATAAAAAAGATAATATAATTTTTAGATAATTCATTATTATTTCCAAATTGTTCTTTACTCAAAAGATATTGGTTACTTGGAAGTTGATAATTACTTACAGAGTTAGGTGTTAACATCATCATAGGTGTAGTTGGACTATTCCCTATGTTACTCTGTGGAACATTTGAGGGAATATAATGAGTATTATTTAATATCCATTCTGGATGTTTTACTATTACATAGTTCTTTACAATTTCATCAAATTTTGGATGTCTCATTATTTTTAAGAATGTATAATCAAATTCATCTGAAGAAACAACATCATTAAAATATGGATTATTTCTATTACTGGGATTCATTGGATTAATACTGTTATTTGAATTCATTGGTTTACAAAACTGTGCTTGAACATTATCTGGGTTACCTATTCTTTTATATTCAATTGATTCCTTTTGGTTATTGTTTGGAACATTGGTAGATGATTCTTCTATTATTTTCTTAAGTCTGGCTATCTCACTCTGAGTGTTTTTTATCTGTTCAGAACCTATACTATATGCTTCAGAAACAGATGCGAAATTTAACTTGCTCATTAACTGTTTCTTTAATTGCTTCTTTAATTATTAATTATTAATATTATTAATTCAGAATTAATTAAGAAATATTTAATTCAAATCCACCTGATTTCTTTCCCTTTTTCCCATTTTGAATACTTATCTTTTTTACAGAAACCTCGCTTAAAGACGAATCAGATGAAGCTATGGAAAATCTATCATCTTCATTTATGGGATTGAAACTCTGTGTATTTTGATAATTAAATTCATTATTAGGTTGAGCAGGTGGTTTTGGATAATTACTCATCAAAGGTGTGCCTGTAAATAGTGATTGATCTATACTTGGACCTTTCATCTCTTTTCTAATTCCCCTAGTTTCAACTGGTTTGGGTGGAGCTTGAGGAACTTGGAATGGTAAATTCATATTACTCATTGATTGTTGATTCATATTATTCATATTACTCATATTATTCATATTAGTCATCGGTTGTTGTTGGTTCATTTCCCTCATACCCTGGCTCATAGCACTCATCATAGACTGTAATACATTAGGGTTCATTTGATTATTTATTGAGTTCATTACTGGACTTTTAAGAAGACTGTTTGTTAAATGGAACATAAATGCGCTACCTCCCAAAGTAAGTAAAAGTTCAATTTCAGGTGAAATTTCAGCCTTTCCTGAGTACTTCTCGTGGAGTCTTTCGAAAATATTATCATAATCATCTATATTTTCCATAACATTTTCAGACCATCCATCTAATTTAACACTAAATGGATCAAATTTCTTATTGACAAATTCAAGACCAGTCACACAAGCCATTAAACATCTTCTTGAAAATCTTATAGCTGCTTGAGATTCAATAAAATGTTTAACTTTTTCATATTCAAACATCATTTCTTCAAAATTTGAAGTCATGTTAAATTTCTTTGAAAATTCGAATCCCTTTTTTTCAAGTGCTTGGATTTTGATCAAAAGATCTTGTTTGCTCTTTTGTTTTTGTTCCCAATTACTTTTTTCATTTACTTCATCGGAAGCTTCGGAACTATAATCACCAGATTCATCATCGGATTCATCAATTGTTGAATATTCTGATCCAGAATCTTCATCTACTACACGAGATACCTTTTTGGGATTAGAGAATGCTGAATAATCTGATGAAGTAAATGGGTTATCTCTTCTTTGGGGTTTATTGACATTTCCTAAGTTGCTACTTTTAATTTTATTTTTTGGTTTCTTCTTTGGTTCATTATATTTAGAAAGTTCTGACAATTCTGAACTATCTGAGTCAGAAAAAGACATATCTTCAGATTCTCTAACTATTTTAATATTATTTATGGGTTCTATATTCTTTACATCCACTATCCTTCTCTTGGAATCTCCATTAATAACTTTTACAAGCTTTTCACTCATTAATAAACAAGTTAATTAATTTATTTATTAATAACTTATTTATTAAGTTGTTTTTAACGTATAAATTTACTTTAAAAAATAAATTAATTAATTAATTAATTAAGTAATTAAGTAAATGAATAATTGGGTTAGTAACTATAATAATAATAGTAAAAAAAAAGATAGAGAATATACAACATGGAATTATCGAAAGATAAATAGGTCAAATTTTAATAAGTATAGTGCTGGTATATTACCTTATACATTTGACATAAATGGAAACTGTTTAGTTCTTTTGGGTAAAGATAATGAAGGCGATTGGTCTGATTTTGGAGGTAGATCAGAATTTAAGGATCATAATGATGAAAAAAATACAGCATCTAGAGAATTTTATGAGGAAACCCTTGGTTCAATTCTATCTATAAATGAATGTATTGATAAAATAAGTAATTCTTCTAAAAAAATTATAAGTAAAACATTAAATGGATCACCGTATTATATGTTTTTAATACGTGTAGATTATCTTAATTATACTGATACATTTAATAAAACTGCTAACTTTATTAAATACCATTATTCACAGAATAATCAATTAATAAATAATTTCCATAAAATATTTGAAAAGAATACAATAAGATGGGTAAATATAAGTACACTTATTAATTGTATAGAAAATAAAGTTTATTCATCACCATTGCCTCTTAGAGGTGTTTTTTATAAGACTATTCAGTCGTGTATAGCTGATTTAATAGAACTAAGAAAGGTTAATTAATTTTTTAATATTCATTTCAGAAAATAGTTTATTTATTAATTCATTATTTAACGGAAAATTAAATGAATATTTATTAATTAATCCATTTTTCAATACTTCTGGAATTTCTACTCCATTGAGTCCATTAAGTAATTCTAAAGTATTTTTATCCTTATTATTTTCAAGAAATTCTTTGAACTTCTTTTTTACCTCAACTTTTGTACTTAGTTCTACAGGTTGGTTACTTAAATTATTACTGGAATTATTGGAATTATATGGAATAGTATCTTCATTTGTAATTAATTTTTCAAACATTGAATAAGTAATTGCTTGTAAATAACAATCCGATAGATCATCTTTCTTTTTACTTTTTTCGAATATTTGTTTAATTTCAAATGTTTCATTATTTTGATTTAATTTGTCTCTACAAATTATTATACCCATTTTTTTTGTTTGTGAATATTTTGTGCTACCAGTTACTTCTATCTGGGGACCATTATGGCATTTAAGTTTATGTTTAGGACTGAAAAATTTAATAACTCTAATCTTTTTTTTCTGTTTAAGTTCGCAATCAATTACTCCTCTTATAAAAAAGTAAGTTTGTAAACAACTGGCAATTATCCTCATTTTAGGATTAAAAGATGGTTGTTTTTCAATGAGTACTACATCTATATCATCTGTAAGATGACCGCGTTTATCTAATTCTCTTATTAGACTTATATGTAATTTACAATGATCTTTTGTATTTTCAAGTGATATAACTTCCCAGTGAAGTATTTTTGAATTTGAAGTATCAAAAATACAGTATGCTAAATTTATTATTCCAACATCAAATGAAAGTATTTTCATTTGTTAATTCAATTGAAATATTAAAAATTATTTTTTTAAGTTTAATAATTAATTAATTTAATAATGATCATTATTAAATTAATCAATGAATGTTCAAGAGGTTTTAAAGATTTCTAAAGAGCGTAAAATTAAAAATAAAGATTCTATAAATAAAATTTTAGATAATATTCATAAAAAGATAAAATATTATGCCACTATGCGGAAGGAAACGTGTGTATATATAATACCTCCCATAGTAGACGAACATCTTATATATGATCTATCTTCAGTTATTAAAGAAGTTTTTAAAATACTTGATTCGGAAGGTTTTATTGTAACAGCTTATCCAAGTGGACAATTGGATATATGTTGGAATGAAAAGTTGGTTGAAGAAAAGGTAAAAACTGATGCTTATTTATTGAAAATACACGAAAATAAATTAAAAAATCTTACAAAAAAGAATAAAAACATAGATCAACGTTTTGCCTTTCTTGCCAATCCGAAAAAGACGAGTGGTAGAGAAAAATCAGTGGATGAACAGCTTGATGAACAAATTGAAAAAATTTTAAAACAAAAAGAAAAAACTCAGAAAAAATATTCTAAGATGTTGAGTTCTTAAATACTACATAATTTATAAAATAAAAATTAAATATCATTAGTTGAAAATAGTAAATAAAATTAATATAAATAGTTGGTAAGATATATATCATTCTAAAATAATTAACCAATTCCATTAATTATTAATTAGTAATTATTAATTAGTAATTATTTTTTTAAATATTAATTAACTCAGGTTTTCCTTCAGAATTTAAATGATATAAATTTAAATCTGATTCATTTGGAAGTTTTATCCAGTATCCTGAGTAATCACCTTCTATATCTACAATATTGTCACCAATAGACATTATTATATTTATATCACTAAGCTCAGCTAAAGTTTTCTTTATCTTGGATTTAAATGTATGTATATTATCTTTTGCTTCTTTCATAAACAAGTACGACCATTTTATTTTATTTCTTATCAATTCATCAACAGTTTCATCGTAGAATAGATTACTTCTAGCAGTAATAATAACTATAATAAGACCTTCTGATCTACATTTATTTAATAAGTTTATTATTGGTTTGTTAGGTTTTCCATTAGAGAATATTAAAGTATCATCTATATCAAACATAACAGCTGGGTATTTTAAATTATAATAATCTCGGTTATTCATAATATTTAAGTAATTAATTCCAAGCTCATATGCTGTTTGATTTATGTTTTTCTTTACCATCTCAGGACTATTAGTATTATTAATGAATCTTTCCTTTAGAACATTTAATATTATTAATAAAATAATAATTAAAATTATTGAAATTATAAAAATCATAAATAATTCCTTTACTTTCTCTTTATTAATAACTAGGAAATATAAAAATTCCATATTTCCCTTATATTGTCTAAAAATTTATATTCTAAATTAATATTTTCGTTAATCCACGTTGTTTTTATAATAAACCCTGTTTGGTTATATCCCATTATTAAAATTACATCAGAATTGTTAACAGAATTGGGATTATTTGAATTTGAATTAATTTTATTTATTAATTCATTATCTAATATAATTCCAGCTATTAAGATATTACCAGAATTAATTAATTTTTTGATATTCCATATAGTTGGATAGTAACATTTAATTTCAATATTTACATCAAGTGTATTCTCATAATCGGATAATAAAAATCCACGACCTTTAATATTTTCTAAATTAACATTTAATGGAACTTTTTCAAATTCCAAAAACCGTGGTATAATTGGGCTTATCGAATAACCAATCATTTTTAATTTATAAAAAAACGATCCATAAATTAAATTAATTGTATTTTTATGTGATTTTGGATCAATTTCTGTAAATACGCTTGTTAAATCAATTTCTTGTTTAAATTCTTCATTCGATTGTTCTACGTTAGACAATTTAACATAAGATATCAAATATTTTTTATAATTTGGTAATTCAATTACATTGGATTCTTTACTTATTTCTGAACCCATACCCTGAAACCAAAAGGGAAAGTATTCTATTAATTAATTAATTAATTAATTTTTTAAATTAATTATTTTCATTCAGGGTTATATTCAGGTATTTTTATATTATAGAACTCACCATTATTGTTCCACAACAATTCTTTGGCAATTTTAGGTCTTGTAACTCTTTTTACTGGGCTATTGATAGGTATTTCTTGTATTTTGCTAAACCAGTTATTAGAATCTTTAGAATTATTTACTAAATTGTTTATCAGTTTATTCTGTTGAATAATAGTTTTCCATATTCTCTCCGAACACCACAAAGTTAAGGGTACAGAATCATTGTAACACCCAAGAATTCTGAGAGATTGTAACAAGTTTTCTCCGTGACTATTTATGGAAGTATTGTAATATTGATCAGTAAGATGCCAATTATAATCACTTGATACAAAACTTATTCCTCTTGAAGCAAGATGTCCAGCTATTATTGTAATATGAGTATGATCATATTCTGGGTCATCTTTAAGAATTTGTAAAACTTCTGAAATTCCATAATTTTGAAATATATGTTGTGAATCTATGGAGTAGTATTTATTTATAAATTGTTTATAAACATTATAACTTCTTTTTTTAGCAAGTGGTTTATTTGATAACCTTTTGGGACACGCTACAACTATACCATCTCCATTATAAATAATTGTTGTAAAAGTAGGCCACTTATTGGTAATATGTTCAGCAAGTTTTCGATGATAAACTTTTTCCTTAGCTACTGTATGGAGTAGTATACATCTATTTTTTTCAAGACAACTAATGTATATTTCATTCATTGCTTTGTAATCACATATTGGAAATCGTTGACCAGGTATAAATACTGGGTTAACAAACTTAATGTTAAGTGAGTCTATGCTTTTATAATTATTGTTTACGTTTAACTTTTTTATTTTTGACATATTTTTCTCAGTTAAAAAGAGAGCTACTGGTGTAGCAGTTGCTCCCAATATATGATTTGCCTTTTCTTTTAAATACTTCATTCGTAGATCTGTTTTAGAACTGAAATCAAATGTTTTTATGGAAAAATCAACTTCATCTATACATAAGTTAAATTTTCCAGAATATTCACCAAGATAATCAATAATGTTATCCAATTGGAAAATATTACAAAGTGTAATAACTATTCCTTTGTTATTTAATAAATCTACAAAACTTGAATTGTTCAATTCACCAATACTTTTTACATTAATTTTTGTAGTTAATAGCTTATTGTAATTAAAAAATCTACTTAACAATTGTAACCTATCATCTGTTATATTTCTTATAATGAATATAACAGGAGTATTATGTGAAAAAATACTCTGGTAACAATAATTAAGTAATTCAATTGTTTTTCCGGATTGAACGTGTCCTATAAGAGTAACGTATTTGGACTTGTCAATCTCATAATTATTTTCCATTACTTATTGATAAATTCTTAATAATTGACAGCGTTGGGTCTATTATTTTTTTGTTAATTTAAGGAATAATTAACAATTATTAATTCTTATTAATTAATTAAGAATTAATGATAAAAAATATAATTTTTTCAGGAGGAGGATTAAAAGGGTGGGCATATATAGGAACAATGCGCGCACTTGAAGAATATATAAAACTAAATGATATAAAAACAGTATCCGGTACTTCAATAGGTTCTGTTTTTGGATTATTTTATGTTATTGGAATTAAATGGGAATTTTTATTAGATTTCTTTATGAATTTAGATTTCAAAAGTATGATAGATATAGACATCGATAATATATTAATTAATCAATCTGTAATGAAAGGAAATAAGTACAAAAAAGCAATTCAAGAAATTATGAGCACAAAAATAGATCCAAATTTAACATTTATGGATTTACATAAATATTCTAAAATTTTGTATTCGGTAACTTCTCTAAATATATCAAATTGTAAAGTAGAATATTTTAATTATTTAACAACTCCTGATGTAAAAGTAATTGATGCTATTTTAGCGAGTTCTTCATTACCATTTTTATTTCCAGCTTATAAGATAAAAGATAAGTATTATTATGATGGAGGTATATGTAATAATTGTCCAACAAATTTAGTCGATGAACTTGAAAGTATTGCTTTTGATATAGGGTTTTTTAATGATGACGTACAAAGTGATGTTAAGATATTGAGTTTATTAAATTCATTATCATTTATTACTAATAATCAATTTTCAAAAAATGATAAAATAATTTTTAAAATTCTTGATCAAAAATATAACAATGAAGCTATAAATATAAATCAAACAAAAGATGATATTTTTAATATTTTTATGAATGGATACATAAATAGTAAAAATACGATTTTTAATAATTTTATTGCGCTTCCGCCACCAAACGAAGATAAATTGAATTAATTTATTTTTTTTTTAAAAAAATTGGCAATTGTACTTTTATTTTCTATTACTTGATTATTTATTAGTTGATTATTTTTTTCTTCCTTTTCAATTCTTAAGGATTCATTTTTCTGATTAAGTTCTTTATTAAATTTTCTTAATTTATATAAATTAGGATCAAAATACATTTTGTCAGTTATTACTTGGATTTTTTTAGAGTCTTTTTTATTATTTTCAGATTCATGTGATTCTTTTAATAGTTTTAAACATTTCTCTAAGACTGGATGACTATTATCTTCAATTTCAGGAATTAAATCGAATTCAGGAAAAATATCAACAACTTGTTTAAAAGAAATATAATATTTCATTTCACGAATAGAATCTATTACATCAGATGGGTTTTTTAATTTTATAGGAGCATCTTTAGAATTGGTATAAAAATGATAAACTGAATCAATATTGGAATAATTAATAGTTACGATATTATGTTTTTTAGAAAAATTTATCAAATTTGTAGAAAAGGTATCGGGGGAATCTCCAAATATAAATACAAATTTTACATAACCTTTTAAAATATTTTGAACATAATCATCATATTTTTTAATTTCACACCCTATTACATTATGATTATATTGTGAACCATATGTTTTAACCACGTGTTGTCCTTTTCCATATCTATATGTAATATAAGAAGGTTGAATATTTCTAATTATTTCTACAATTGGGTGTAAGTTGTTCCAAGATGGTTCACAATATATAAATAATTTTGTAAAGTATTCAACTTTTTCATATTTATCATCAAATTTAGATACTCTCGGCATTCTTACTACTTAATTACTTTAATTACTTTAATTACTTTAATTACTTTAATTACTTTAATTACTCAATTACTTAAGTAATTAATCTTTTTGTAATTTAATTTAACTAAGAGTTAATAATCTTACGTTTTTTGCTAATTTTAATATCATCCAATTCAGGATCATCATTGTAATAATATTCTACAATACCCATTTTAAGTGCTTCTTCAGAATTGATATAGAGATCGTGTTTAAAAAAGGTTTCTAATTTTTTATTAGAAATGTTGGTGTTTTCAGAGTACATTTTATTTAAACTTTTCATAAAATTAGCTGAGTTATCATATGAGTCTTTAAGATCTTCGTGTGTAATCATTCCACACATCCACGATTTAATTTGATGTATTAAAACCCACGATGATTTCATAATAAAACGTTTTTTACCAGCAAGACTTATAAAAGTTCCCGCACTTGCAACCATTCCATCAATTACAGTGTATACTGGGTATTTCATATTTTTTATATGATCCATAGCGGATAGTCCAGCAAAATAATCACCTCCCTCACTATTTATAAAGAGATAAATTGGTGGTTTTTTTGAACCAATTTGTTCAGAGATTATTGTTAATTTTTTAGCAGTGTTTTTAATAGTTGTTATTAGACTTAAAACAGAATCCCTGTTTACATCTTTATAGAAGTAAATTTTGTTTCCATCTACTTTTATGTCATTTTCTTTTTTTATAATATTATTAAATAGTTTACTTGGATCAAAAGGCAGTTGATCATTTTCATCATCTGAACTCATTTAACTAAACAAAATTAATTAATTAATTAATTAAATTATTTTTAAGTCAATTAAATAATATTATTAATTATTATTATTAATTATCAAATGTATCTTGTTATTTTTCTTTTAACTGTTTTAATACTTGTCATAATATTTTCTAGGAAGTACTCTTCTAAATTTGGTGGAACCGAACAAAAACTAGGAACTACACCCGAGAAGGAAAAAGTAAACAGTATAGCCCCTGACACAGTACTAATATTCTACGCACCCTGGTGTGGTTACTGTAAAGCAGCTATGGCTGAATTTGAAAAGGCTGTTGAGTCAGGGAATGGTAAAATAATTCTTGTAAATGGTGATGAAAACAGGGAATTAATGCAAAAGTATGGAGTACAGGGATTTCCTACCATAATGAAAGGAAACAAAGTACATAAGGGTGGTCGCACCGAAAAGGAAATACTTGAATTTATGGAGGAATAAAAGTTGATTAATTTACAAATTTTAAAAATATTTAAGGACTTGGGTATTATTGGAATTAAGGTACAACAATGAGCAAAAGTAAGAGTAAGAGTATCGAGGAAACTTATCAGAAAAAAACTCAACTTGAGCATGTTCTTCATCGCCCTGGAATGTATATTGGGGATATCGATAAAGTTACAGCTGAAAGATGGGTTTATAACGATGGAAAAATGATTCGCAAACAACTTACATTTAGCCCAGGTCTTTACAAGATTTTTGATGAAATATTTACAAATGCTACAGACCATTCTCAAAGGGATCAAACTCTTAAAAAAATCGAAGTAAATGTCGATAAATCAACGGGTGAAATCACTATTACGAACGATGGTCAAGGTATTCCAGTTGAAATCCACAAAGAACTTGGAAAATATGTTCCAGAGATTATTTTTGGTGAATTTCATACTTCAAGCAATTACGATGATTCCGAAAAAAGAACGGTAGGTGGTCTTAATGGTTATGGATCTAAATTGACAAATGCTTTTTCTACTAAATTTGAGGTTACAATTGCTGATTCTAAAAATTGTTACACTCAGACGTGGGAAGATAATATGTCGAAGAAATCTAAAGCCGTAATCACAAAGTCCAAGAAGTCATTTGTAAAAATTTCATTTATACCCGATTATTCTCGTTTTCAAATGCCAAATGGTATTGAAGATGACATTTACAATTTATTTCTTACCCGTGTTTATGATGGGTCGGCTGTTACAAATAAGAATGTAAGTATTTATTTCAACAACGAGAAAATTGGAGTAAAGGATTTTGAAAGTTATGTTAATCTTTTTATTGGAACCAAATCCGAAGGTCCTCGAGTTTATGAAAAAATAAATGAACGCTGGGAAATAGCGATTGCTTTGAACCAAAGTGATAAATTTTCTCAAGTATCATTTGTAAATGGAATAAGCACTTCTGAAGGTGGAACCCACGTTGATTACATTACCAATCAAATTATTTACAAACTCAAAGACCAGCTTGAAAAGAAGCACAAAGATATCTCCATAAAACCAAGCTACATCAAAGATAACATTTTCATTTTTATCAATTGTCTTATTGAGAATCCTACATTCAGTAGTCAGACAAAGGAGTCCCACGTTACCAAAGTTACCAAATTTGGAAGCAATGTGGCTCTTACCGATGACTTTATAAAAAAGGTTGATAAACTTGGAATAACTGCGAATGTTCTTGAGATTGCTAAAGCTAAGGACAAAAAGGCACTTGCTAAAACAGACGGTAAGAAACAATTCCGGATTTCAGGTATTCCTAAATTGGATGATGCGAATAAAGCAGGTGGTTCTGAAGGTTGGAAGTGTAAACTTATTCTTACTGAGGGAGATTCAGCAAAAGCATCAGCTGTAGCGGGTCTTTCAGTTATTGGAAGAGACTACTACGGTATATTTCCACTTCGAGGTAAGTTACTTAATGTTCGTGATGCTACTGCTACTCAGTTACTGAAGAACGAGGAAATTAATAATCTCAAAAAGATTCTTGGACTTCAGCAAAATAAAGAATATTCGAGTGTTAAGGATTTACGTTACGGTGGTATTCTTATCTTTACAGATGCCGATAATGACGGAAGTCACATCAAGGGACTTATTATTAATTTTGTCCATTCCTTTTGGCCAAGTCTTCTTAAGATTAATTCTTTTATAAGTTCGATAAGTACACCAATTGTTAAGGTTTCCAAGGGGTCGAATATAATACCATTTTACAATCAAGATTCATTTGTAAAGTGGAAGGAATCTCAAGCAAACTATAAAACGTGGCACGTAAAGTATTACAAGGGATTGGGTACTTCTACAGCAACTGAAGCTAAGGAATATTTCAAAAATCTCGATAAACAAACTATTAAATATTCAGTTACTTCCGAAACAGACGGTGATTTAATCAAGGCTTTCAAAAAAGGTTTTGAAGATCAGCGTAAGGAATGGATTAAGGAATCAACTGGTAAAAATTTAAGTCTTGACTTTGAAGTAAACAATCAGAGTATTTCTCAGTTTGTTAATAACGAGCTTATAAATTTCTCCATAGCTGATCTTGAGAGAAGTGTTCCCAATCTTATGGATGGACTTAAGCCATCACAACGAAAGGTGTTATTCGGGTGTATGAAAAGAAATTTGTATTCTGAGATAAAGGTTGCTCAACTGAGTGGGTATATTTCAGAACATACTTCTTACCATCACGGTGAAGCATCTTTACAAGGAACAATTGTCAATATGGCTCAAGACTTTGTTGGAAGTAATAACATAAACTTGCTCGATCCAATTGGTCAGTTTGGTACACGTCTTCAAGGTGGCAAGGATTCAGGTAGTCCGAGATACATTTTTACAAGACTTCTTCAGATTACTAAAGTAATATTTAATGAACACGATTCAGTACTTTTGGATTACCTTGAGGATGATGGAGTTTCGATCGAACCTAAATATTATATTCCTGTGATTCCGATGATTCTTGTAAATGGAAGTGAAGGAATTGGTACGGGGTATTCTACGAGTATTCCGTGTTACAATCCTAAAGATATTATAGAGAATCTAAACAAATTAATAAAAGATGAAGAAATGACACCAATGATTCCCTGGTACAAGGGGTTTAAGGGAACAATTGTAAAAGAGTCCGATGATGGTACAAAATTTATAAGTACAGGTGTTTGGAAAAGAATTAATACAACAACAATTGAAATTACAGAATTACCAATTGGTAAATGGACACAGGTTTACAAAGAATTCCTTGATTCTCTTGTAGAGGAAAACGAGATTATAGATTATAAAAATAATTCAGATGACCTGAAAGTAGATTTCAAGGTAGTTATGCAAAAGAATGTAATTGATGACTTAATTAGTAAAAACTTGATGGACAAAAAATTAAAACTTACGAGTTCCATAAATACTTCGAATATGCATGTATTTGACGCAGATTGTAAGATAAGAAAAGTTGCTACTCCCGAAGAAATAATATATCGTTTTTATAAAGTTCGTAAAGCCCATTTTATAAACAGAAAGAAATACTTAATAGACTCTTTAAACAAGGATTACTTACTCCTTGAATCAAAAGTAAAATTTATTCGTTATGTAATTAAAGGAACTATTGAAGTGTTCAATAAGAAAAAAGATTTTATTGTTAAACAAATAATTGAAGTTGGTGATCTTGTCAAGGTTAATGATTCTTGGGACTATTTACTGGATCTTAAACTGTGGACTCTAACCCAAGAGAAGATTATGGATCTCGAAACAAAAATGAAAAATACATATTCAGAACTTGATAAAATTAAAAAGACATCCATAGAAGAGATGTGGACTTCAGAACTCAAATTAATTCAATAAATTAATTAAGAATACAAAGGAAGATAATAAACATCTTGACCAACAGTTACTTGTAAAAATTTACCACTTAAACTTTTAGTAAGTGTTTGAGCAGTTTCTGAGTCATCTATAGTAACAACATTTAATGATTGTGCTGTTTGGTTACTTACATTACCATTTAATCTAAATCCACCCAACTGTGAACTAAGGTTTCTAAAATTAGAATCACTTGGAATACCAGAAGACATTAAAAAAAATAATTAATAATATTAATTAATACTAAGTAATTACTTATTATTAATTATTTTTAAATTAAGTTAAATTAATAATTAATTACTTCTTAATTAATAATATTAATTAATATTAATTAACAAGTAAATGAGTTGTTTTGATGCAGCAGTACCTGGAACGGGGCCCTTGGGTTTTGGAAATGCTCCATCATTAGATTTTGAGAAGTTTAACGGATCGTTCGATCTATCACTTAGATCAAAAAGCGATATAAATTTAAATCCACAACCTGAGGGTTCCGTAAAATCATCTTTTTCAGATGCTCCTCAGAATAGAGAAGGATACTATGTAGTTGACACAGACCGTGGAGAACTTTCTCCAACAGCCGAGACTCAAATTAACATGACAGGTCAACAAACATTTCAAAATAGATTACAAGATCCAGTCAGACCCACAATGAAGGAAACAACACTTTACGCATATGATGGAAGCGTTGCTCCAGTTACTAAGAGTCAAGCACTTTATACACAATTTATTCCACAATACTTAAAGGTTGGTGATAAAACAGTAAGAGTATCTGGTAGCAGTAATTTCGGATTAAGATCAGCTACCGATCATTCATATTTCGCAGGTGCTGCTCCAACAGGTATTAACAATTCTGTAATACAAAACCCAGATGCCGCAATTGGTAAGAATACACAACCAGTTCCAGATTTTAATGTTGATGGTCCAGGTACATTCTCTGGAGCAAGACCAGATGGAAGTAAGTTCCAAAATTACAGACTTATTACAAAACCAACTACAACTGGTCTCAAATTAAATTACAATTTAGAAACACAAAGTTCAGATTTACATTCATATTCACAATTACTTGGTCAAAAGGTTGATGGTATTGAAAATAGATATACTGCTTCATACCAAATTTCTCCATTATTTACAAATCCATTGAGTATCATATGGGATCCCGATAATAAGGGTGAAATACCAGCATACTATTGTAATACAAATCCTCAAGATTTCGCATATATGAATATGAAGAATCTCCCCAAAGACACCTTCATAGAAGGTGGTTACAATGGAATTTGGGGTGATGATCCTTCTAAAGACTCAAATAATGCTTACATTCTTGGTCTTGAGAAGGGTATACATAATGACAGAATTGAATGGAATATGGGACACAATGATAGACCAGGTGTTATTTACGATTCATCTAAGGCACTTCCAGCAACTTGTTATTCTGGAAATCGCAGTGTTGATGATCTTTATTTCAATAATCAAACAGAAATAAATAGAGCATTCCCTTGGGTTAATAATGAATATACTACATTGGGTGATCCCTCAGCTGGCTTTATTGCCGCACAAAACCAAACAGTAAGGGGTTATTAATGAATTAAT